ACATTTTAAACTAGTTCACATGCTTCTTGATAAATTTCTTGAATTACTTTTTGTACGATTGATTTATCAAGATTGATTTCTGCCTCCTCAATATATCTATTCAAGATAGAAAGGGTATCTTCCGATTCAAATGCCTCAAAATCTTCAGTCTCATTGATTGTAAAGTTTTCTACAATTTTGAGTTCAGCAACTCCTGCGGAGTATAACTTATCTACGAATTTCTCAAACTTTTTAGAATCCGATTTTTTGCGAACAATAACTTTCACAATCTTATTTTCATACTCACGAGTATCAAAAGTTTGATAGTTAGTATCCTCATAGTAAATGTTATAGAACAATCGGAAAGGATTATTAACAGGTTCGTGAGTTACTGCTTCAGTATCAAAAATATGAAAACCTCTAGTATCTCCTACATCGGTCCAGAACATTTCATAAGGATTACCTAAGTAATATACTACCCCATTATCCGATCGAGTGTGATAGTGTCCCGAGTAGACCCTGGAGAACTTACCAAATAATTTGCTCTCCAGACCGTGCTCCATGAGGATTTGTCGATTAACTCTAAATCCTTGCAACTCAAGGTGCCCCATCGCACACGGGCAAGTTGTCTTTTCAATAAGTTTAAGAGTATTTGCTTCATTTTCTTGATTAATCCAAGGTATAAAAAGTGTAGGTAGTTGACCCAACATCACTTCAGTTGGTTCAGAGTAAACAGTCACATTGTCGTATTCGCGTAAAAGCAAATCAACTGCATTTACGCTATTACTGTTTTTATAGTAAGCTGTATGATTACCAACAATTGTGTGGACTTTTACGCCCATCTCCTTAAGACGGTCATAATAGTTGTTCTTAGCCCAAGATAGTGCAGAGAAATCGATGCCCTTACGACTATCAAAAGTATCCCCCATATCTACAACAGTAGTAATCCCATACTCTTCGAGCGTTGGGAAAAATACCTCATTATAGAATTTTAAGAAATAATCATGAAAGAGTTTAGAGTTCTTTCTTGCGCCGAAGTGCTGGTCACTTATAATAGCGATTTTCATTTTCCACCTTTTTTACGGTTCTCTTCCATAGTCAAGATTTGTAAGTTATCGGGATGATGTAGACCACCTTTACAAATGGGTATAATATGGTCCACCTCGTGGGGAATACCAGTTTCAATGGATATTCTACTACACTCTTCGTATATCGTCAATATTTTTTTAACTTCCTCTTGGGTCAACTGCGGTGTTTGTTCTCTCACAGACGCTCTTCTTTTTGCTTCTTTTTGAGCACAAACTGCTCTACCTCTTTCGGTTTTAGAATATTTTTTATTGTGTTGCCTTATAGTTTCCCTTCTCCTCTCTCTATTTGCCGCCCACTTTTCTTTAGTCATATAACCATCACATGCACCGGCAAGTAGTTTTTCAACTCCCTTTTTATGATTACAAGGAAAGCACCCATAACTACTAATATACTTTTCATAACTACCACAGTGCTTACATGCAGTAGAACTAGTATAAGTTTTTTTACCTTCTTCTATTGCTTTCAATCTATTACTTCTTGAGTTTGAATATTGATTTGGCATATTTGCACCAAAGTGTTTATTATTATTTATATTTTACAACACTTTGGTGCATTTATTAATACCTCAGTTTACTATGGATATTATCTTTTATTGAGTTAAAATCAGAATAGTTCCCACCGTCAACATTGTTGTCGTCAGTGAATACTTCGGAGTACCCAGAACGCTCAAGAATTTTGTTTTTGATTTCTAACTGACGTTTCTCTCTTTGGATTCTACGGAGAAAAGCATAGTGAATGATTTGAGTGAAGTATGCAAAAGGATTCTGTGACTTCTCAGGATTAAAATTGTGAATATACTGCACACAGTTTTCAATTCCATCAGAAATCATATCTTCCTTAAACATGTAGTTTACGAAGTTTGGTTTGAAGGAAAGGTGATTAGCAATCTTCAGAAAACACTCTCCAATGTAGCGAGGAATAGGAGGTTTTGGTTTCCCTTGGATTTCTGCGATTTCTTTATCTTCACGATACTTAATTAGAGCAGCAAGAAACTCTTTGTTGTTTACGTAATGCTCTGACCTCTTTCTTTTGGTCATGACTGCTGTGGTAATCATAAGTTTTTATCATTATTATGTATAAATTATACCACTGAAACAAATAGTTGACAAGGTATTCAAAAGTTGATACAATTACCTTTGTCGAGGTTGAAAAGATTGGCTTAGCTATTTTTATAGAGCTTCTCTAATATCTCTTTAGCATCATTAACATTTGCAAGATATCCCATTTTACGACTTATCTTAGATTGATTCTTTTTGGTTTTATCATATTCTCTAAGATAAGATTGGTACATTGATATCATTTCAATATCAGAGGATTCGGAAAGAGTTAATACATTATCTAAATTGATAATGAACATATCTTCTGTGGTGGTTTTAAGCCAGGGTTCTATCTTATAACCAACTATTCCACCTCTTCCTTTAATTTCACAAACAATGATTGGATTAGAAACAATCAGCATTGTTCTGTCTTCTTCTTCAGCAGCTGCTACTTTAGCAAAGATTTCTTCGCCGGATTTTAATTTGACTGTTGCATAGAAGTCTTCTTCAATTCCCATTTTTCTTTAATTGTACTGTGATTATTTCGTAATTAAAATTCTCTTCATTATAGATTTTGATTCTTTCAATGAGATGATTTAAGGTATAATTCTTCCTTGATTGAATTGTACAATCATCAGAGATGTCGTAGAGGACTGCCTTAGTTTTATTTTTTCCTTTTCTAAGTACTCTTCCAATAGATTGAAGATTTCTAATTCTCGATTTACTGGGTGAGGCAAAGATAACATTATGGAGGTTCTTAATATTAATACCTGTAGAAAAGGTTCCATAAGAAGCAACGATAACTGCGTTGTTTTCTCTCTCCGTAATTTCTCTGACCAATTCTCTTTCCTCAGTATCCACTCCACCATGAATAAAAAATACTTTACGATCACCTCGCTTATTGTTATTTATCTTTTCGTAGAGTATTGCTCCGTGGGCTTCTACCCTAGAAAACAATACCAAAGTATTCCCTTTTACATCTAAAGAAAGATTGGTAATAAATTTATTTCGTTGTTCATGTGATATTAGATATTGTATTTCATCCTCATAAGTTTCAAATCTTTGTGGCGGATGCTTAAGAACAACACACTGAATATCTAACTGAGAAAGGTGGCCTTGCTTCATCAGTTCATCAGTTCTTGTTACTTTGTATGATGGTCCAAATAAACCTTCTAAAACCCATTTATGAGTTTGTGTTCCATCTAAAGTTCCAGTAAAACCAAATCTATACTTAGCATGATGAAGTTTAGTCATAATCTCAATTAAAGATTTGCTCTTGAAAAGATGTGCCTCATCACCTATAATACATCCATAATCTTCAAAGAATGAACGCTCTAGTTTATATACCGATTGCCAAGTTGTAATCGTAACTTGATATTCATTTGTCTTTTCTCTACCAGAATAAATGCGGTGACAATATGACTCAGCATCCCAACCATAATCTTGGAAATCCTTGTACATCTGCTCTACCAGAGATGTCGTCGGAACAATTAGAAGAATTTTTTCGCCTTTATCCACATAATATCTTACGAGGGAATAAATCATCAACGATTTGCCGCTGGCAGTTGGGCTTATCAATAGTTTTCGGTTATGCCGTAGAGCATCATATACTCCCTCTACTTGATACTCCCGTGGAGAATGAGAACAAATAGAGTTCATATAACCTTTTACACCTTCATATGAGATTTCTTCGTTAATCTCAAAAGGTTGTCCATAGAATTTATTTTCTTTAAATTCGTACTTATAATTGTGCGTAGAAAGTTTATCAATTACCTTTGGCAGTAATCCAGTATATATTTCTCCCGTATGAGTGCTTAGTAGGCGAATCTTTCCATCCCAGTGCCTGCTTCTATACTGGGACATGAATTTTGCAGATTCAACTTCAAATGTAAAATATGGTTGAAGTTCGTAGAGAATATGTGGGTCGCAATGAAGTTTTAAAAATACTTCATTTTTCTTTTCAATAATTACGTCACTCATAGCATTATGATTGCTATGAGTATTTATTTACCCTAGACCAGACTGAAAACGCATAAACTCAATTGCGTTTTTAATCTGATAAGTTCTATTTTGTATTATTTTTAAGATGCTTTCGATATATACCAACATTGTATCGTAGTAATCTATTTTAAGACAAACTGTGGAAAGTTTTTCATCAGCATCCAAATATTTTTGCATCGTATCCTTATCCCTAATTTTTTTGGGGAATGGATCTTCTACATAAACGTTTGGGTCTGCTTTGCCAGAATAGTACTCGTATCTTTCGTGGCGAATATTTCTTTTTTGCTGTTCTGCTTTTTTTCTTAGAAGAAAAATAGTATTATACAATTCAAAATATTTTGCATGAAGACTGGGAATGTTTGTAGATTCTGTATGCAAATTATCCATATCTATCTTTGCATCTTCTTCCCACATCTTTTGGATGGTATCCAAATCAATAATCATAAAGGATTTCCTTGCAAATCAACTATATCATAGATAGTATACTTGAAACTTACCTCAGCCGTAAAGTAGTCAATATCAACATCAGTAGCATCAAAGGTCATAGTAGTTAAAGAATATGGAAATAAATCTCTAAATTTAACTTGGAAATTTGGAATTTGACTACTTGTTAAAATTTGCAATGTACCGTCAGAATAAACATTTTGTGGATGATTTGAATAATTTTTTTCAGTGATCGCCCGACGCTCTAACTCTGCAAATTGCGATATTCTTTCGGGAAATCCTAGACCACGGATCCAATTCTGTATAGCCATATAGTTTTCAAGATTTTCATCTACAATAAATCTTAAATTTAAGTCTCCAAAAGAAATGCTATCGCCGGGAGTTGGTAATTCTTTTAAGTATGTTGGTTGAATTGCTATTCCTAAATTTAAATCGGGAATATTTGCTTGGTTGCAAAAGAATGCTACCTTAGGTTCTCTCACCAAAGTGAATTTAAATCCCGTTGGAGATAGAAAATTTCTATTCTCAATCTGTCCCCTAGTCATATCTTTTTTAAATATTTAGATAAAAAAAGGGGTCCCTTTGGGACCCCCAGAAAACTCTTGTGAAATTAAATCACATGAGGTTTTGAACTCTGACTCTTCTGTAGTAACGGTTGGTATTTGCAGTAATACCACCGTCAGCAACAGCACCACTTGCAGCGCCACTGTTAGCGAATGGGTTGTGTACCATTCCGTAGCGAGTCTTAAATCCGATCTTAGGCTGGAAGGTGTTCTCGCCAACGGCACGAACCATCTGAAGAGGAACGTATGGGCAGTAGAACAGACCTGCATCATAAGGGGAAGAACCCTTATAACCAACAACGTAGTACTGAGCAGGAGCACCAACTGAACCAATGTTTGCAGAATAAGGATCGATATAAACACGATACTTACCTTGCAGAACACCAGCGAAGGTGTTACCAGTGTCGTCGACGTTAAGGTTAGCGTTGAGTGCTGGGGTGTAGTCGAGAACACCAGCCATGGTCAGTGCTGAAGCAACGTCAGCAGAGCACAGGATGATGTTGCCCTTTCCTCTACGAGTGCGCTGTGCAATAGCATTAGCATCGCGCTCGATTTGGAACAGAAGACCCTTGAACTTCTCAACAGACCAACGACCATTTGAGTCAACGTCGAGGTCGAAAGTACCAGCAGTTGCAACGTTTGCTTGAGCACCAGCTTCAGCAGACTTGTAGATGGTACGGATAACTTCACGGTTGATTTCAGCAAGAATTTCGCTAGACAGAATGTTAGCGAGTTCTGCTTCAG